AATTCTAGGCCTATCTTTTTTTGTAATCCTTTCATCATGCAGCGACCGAACAAGGCATAATTGCGAGCAAAGTCCAACCGGCGTTAAGTGTCCGTAATGAAACGCTTCACAAACTCAGAAATTAAAGCTAGGCTTATTTTAATTGTTGGGTCTTGTTTAGCGCTTACGTTTGTCATTAGTACAGCGACGTTATTATACGGACTTTTATTCGTAACACAACCATTAGAAGTGTCACCAAACGACACAAGTGCGTGGGATCTATTAAAACCAATGATGTTATTTTTGACAGGCTCTCTTACTGGACTTCTTTCAGCTAATGGACTCAAGGACCCACCCAAGACAAAAGACAATGAGTGATATTTATGATAAAAGTAACTCAAAAAGGTGATTGGTCATATTTGGCTGGATTTCTAAAGCGACTTCAAAATAGAGATAGCGAAATATACGCACAACTGAAACCGTTTGCTGAAGCTGGAGTTACAGCATTAAGTGCTGCTACACCAGTAGATACGAGTAAGACAGCAAATTCCTGGTCGTATAAAATTACTTTAGAAAAAAAAACAACCACGATTACGTGGATTAATAAAAATGTAAACGATGGCGCTAATATAGCGATATTGCTTCAATATGGCCACGCTACGGGTACCGGCGGATATGTATCTGGATACGATTATATAAATCCAGCTATCCGTCCGGTATTCGATCAGATTAATACTGCAGTTTGGACAAACATAACAAGAAAATGAAAGAGGTGAATTATGGCTAGTATCGATAATAGAGTAGTTGAAATGAAGTTTGATAATGCTGCATTTGAAACGAAGATTGCATCGACTATTGCAAGTCTAGATAAACTAGAAGCTAGTCTTAAATTACCAAGTGCTGGTAAGGGTTTTACTGACGTAAACACGGCCGCACAAAATGTTTCATTTAATCCATTAACTTCAGGTATTGATTCATTAGTAGGAAAATTTTCGTCGTTATCAATTATGGGAATCACTGCTCTAACAAATATAACCAATAAGGCAGTAGATGCGGGTATTTCAATAGGTAAATCCCTATCTATTGACCAGGTAATGAGCGGTTTCCGAGAGTACGAAACTAATATGAATGCCATTCAAACGGTTTTGGCAAACACTAAGTCTCAAGGTACTAACTTAAATGACGTTAACAGTGCATTAGATAAACTAAACGAATACTCAGACAAAACTATTTATAACTTTGGTCAAATGGCCAAAAATATTGGTACATTCACCGCAGCGGGTGTTGACCTAGATACTTCAGTACAGTCTATTAAAGGTATTGCCAACTTAGCCGCAATCTCAGGATCAAGCTCAGAGCAAGCCTCAACAGCGATGTATCAGCTATCACAGGCTATTTCCGCCGGTTCAGTAAAGTTAATGGACTGGAACTCAGTTACTAATGCTGGTATGGGTGGTAAGGTTTTCCAAGAAGCATTGTTCAATACAGGTGTGGCTTTAGGTAAAATTAAAGATGCGCCAATTGGTACAACATTTGAACAGTGGACAGACGCAGGAAATACATTTAGAGGAACTCTTGAAAAAGGTTGGCTTACTTCTGACGTTTTAACAACGACACTACAAGGAATTGCTGGAGAATTAACTGAAGCGCAACTATTAGCCATTGGCTACACGCAAGAACAAGCCAAATCAATTATTGAACTTGGTGTAACCGGTGTTGAGGCTGCCACTAAAGTTAGAACATTTAGTCAGTTAATGACTACAGCTAGAGAAACAGTTGGATCTGGATTCTCGCAATCATTTCGAATTATTCTTGGTGACTTTAATCAAGCTACAGAGTTATTTACAGGTATAAGTCAGGCGTTTGGTAAAATTGCAGGAGAATCAGCTGATTCTCGAAATGCTCTTCTTAGTCAATGGGCAGGTATCGGTGGACGAGAAGCAGTAATAAATGGTCTAACAAACGCCGCAAAAGCTCTAGGCGAGGTTATAAATGCTGTTAAACGAGGATTTTCCCGTATATTTCCACCAATAACTGGCATACAACTAACAAAGCTTTCGTTTGCTTTTGAAGACTTTACAAAGAAACTAACACCGTCATCCGATACTCTTAACGATATATTCAAGGTATCAGGGGCGTTGTTTGGCGTTATAGAGATTGGTTATACTGTTGTTAAAGAATTAGCCAGATCGTTTGTTGATCTGTTTAAGGCTTTAGGTAAGTCTGAAGGAGCTTCGGTTGTTTTAGATTTTATTAGACGCCTAGCTAACGACTTAAGGAGTTTAAACGAATTTTTAGTCACCGATGGCGGAATAGCAAAAGCGTTTGACGCTGTTACCGACTCCATTCTTAGATTTGCACGGGATCCAGTCGGAGAATTAAAGAGATTAAAAGATATTGCTCTAGAAATATTTGGAGTTCTGACTACAGGATCTGAAAATTTAGGAAATTTACCGAGCGGATTTGTGGACTTTTTAAATCGAGTAAGAGATGCATTAATTGGCATCTCATTACCTGGTATTAATATCGAACGTCTTTCCGATCGATTTGAGGGTTTCAAAGATACAGTCGGATCTATCAGTAGTGCTTTAGCTCCTGTTATTGCTGCCTTAGAAAAATTTGGCGGGTATATTGTAAATTGGTTTAAAGAACTAGCTGGTAAAATGAAAGGCGCAGCAGCCCCTGGAGACTTTAGTAAGGTTCTGGACGCTGTTAACTTAGGTATTGTGGCCAGTATTGGCGGTATGTTAGCGTTCTTAACAAAGGGCGTTAACCTAGACTTTGGTGGGATATTTGGTGGTTTGAAGAGAACACTAAGCGAGGCCACGGGCGTTCTTAAGGGAATGCAGATGGATCTAAAAGCAAACGCAATAATGAAGATAGGTATAGCTATTGGTATTTTAGCTGTATCGGTATTGTTGTTAGCTTCTGTAGACTCGGCCTCGCTTACTAAAGCGCTGGTCGCAACTGCAGCTGGTCTTGCTATATTAATGGGCTCATTAAACGCAATGTCTACTACTATGAATGTTAAAAGTGCATCTGTATTCACTATAGTTTCTACAGGATTAATAGCTTTGTCTGCTGCTTTGTTAATATTAGCATTTGCAGTTAAGACTTTAAGTGGGTTAAGCATTCTTGACCTAGCAAAAGGTTTAATAGCAATTCAACTTTTAGTAAATGTGTTACAAGGAATTGCGCAACAACTTTCAGCAAACTCTAAAGGTTTGGTGAGGGCAGGTATTGGACTAATTGGTATTGCCATTGCTCTAAATATTCTAGCTGGAGCTGTATTCTTATTTGGAAGTATGGACCTACTAACAATGGGTCAAGGTCTTTTAGGTGTTACCATTGGTCTTATTGTTATTTCTGGTGCTCTTAATGCTATGCCAGCGGATACCTTTGCTAAGGCTGCTGGTTTGATGTTAGTGGCTGGAGCTTTAACTGTTCTAGCTATTGCGGTTAAGATATTTGCAACAATGTCTTGGAATGAGATGGCTAAGGGCTTTGGTTCAGTTGCTTTAGGTTTAACAATTATAGCACTTGCTATGCATTTAATGCCAACAAATATGATAGTTACAGCAGCCGGTTTGATGCTCGTTAGTCTTTCTTTATTAGTCATTGCTGAAGCTCTTAAACAAATAGCTACACTTACTTGGAATGACATTATTAAAGGACTAGTCGGTATTGCTGGCGCTTTATTGATATTAACAATAGCTGCTCATGCTATGAGTGGAGCTTTAGCTGGTGCTTTTGCGATGACGGTTATGGCTGTTGCCTTGCTTGTGATATCTGATGCATTAGCTACAGTTGGTCAATTAAAGATGAGTGAAATAATAAAAGGTCTAATTGGTCTTGCCGCTGTGTTTGCTTTAATTGCTATATCTGCTGTGTTAATACAACCAGCTATAGGATCTATATTAGCACTTGGAGCTGCTTTATTAATTATAGGTATTGCTGTTGCTGCATTTGGTCTGGGTATTAATGCTCTGGCGAGAGGTTTGCAACAGGTTGTAGCTATAGGTACAGAAGCTGTCGACTGGATAATTGCTTTATTAGATAAATTGATTGAGCGAATACCAATATTAGCTAAAGGTCTTGCGATTGCATTACTTGCTATTGTTGATATATTGTTAGAGGCACTACCGGTTATACTTGAACAGCTCGGTATTATTATAGCGCAACTTATAGATACGCTGATTGAGCTGCTACCAAAACTAGAAGAATTTATTATCGCATTGATCGATAGTATAATTACTATTATTGATGAAAAAGCTGTAGATATTATTATGGTTGGATATCGGTTCTTGATAAATCTTATTAAAGGTTTAACAGACAACATTGACGAATTTGTCACTGCTGTTGTAGGATTGATTGCCGCTTTCATAAATTCATTAGCTGAAAATCTAGGACAAATTGTTGAAGCTGGTATGAATCTACTAAGGTCATTTATTAGTGGTCTTATAGATAATATTGTAGAAATAGCAACGATGGTCGGGCAGTTAATAGCGGCTTTCATAGAAGCAGTTGCATTACAATACATGATCATTATTCAAGCCGGCGTCGACTTGTTAGTTCAATTCTTAAGTGGTGTTAAAGATAACCTTACTAAAGTTATCGACGCAGTAACTGAAGTTGTAACAACGTTTATAACAGAAATAGGAAACTCAGCGACAAAGATTGCTCAAGCTGGTGCAGATGCATTAGTTGACTTCTTAGGTGGAATTGGCGATAATATATGGAAAGTCGGTCAAGCAGTAGGCGACGTCATCACTA